ATCAACAACCAGTGTGCCAGAGCCAGTGCTTTCACGTTGACCTGAGCCAGCCACAATGCTGTCATCAACAACCAGCGTGCCGTTGCCGACATTAACCAGTGCGCCTAAGCCAGCCACAATGCTGTCATCAACAACCAATGTGCCCGTGCCGATAACGTCGAACTCTAAACCAATCACGATAGCGTCATCAGTAACCAGTGAGGCAGAGCCAGTAATTTCACGTTCGCCTGTGGCAACTATGACAACGTCATCAGTAACCAGTGGGGCAGAGCCAGTAATTTCACGTCCGCCTATAGCAATTATGATAGCGTCATCGACAACCAGTGAGCCAGAGCCAGTGTGGATACCCACACCTTCGCCAACCACGACACTGTCGCCAGTTGCCAATGCGCCAAGGCCCCTTCTGCCGATGATGCCCGCAGCAGCCACAACACTGTCACTAGTGACCAATACGCCGGAGCCAGTGCTGACGCCTGCGCCTGCACCAACCATGGCACTGTCGGATGCAATAAGCGCGCCAGTTCCGGGTTTAGTATAAAGGAATATGTGAGAGAATGTTGTAAAATTAGTTTCGGTGCCGCCCCGTATTGCATCTATCTCGATTCTCATGTTGAAAGCGATGCCCGCTGCTGGTGTGAAGCTAGATGTCAGCCCGCTTATGCCTGCATCGGTGTTCAGAAGTGTTACCGTGTCGTCGTTATAATATCTCACAGTATACAGCACATCAGTTTCTGGTGAGCCTAGACTGGTTTCGAACCAATCACTACCACCAAGCACTACTAGCTGTTGGGTCCTGTCTTGGTGCTTCCAATCCACGTTGACTGTATTGTCATATATCTTGGCGGGGAAGTACACACCCTCAATTTTAACCTGAGAAGGCGGATACGGTTTGACACTACGGCCCACCGTCGTTACGGTCAATTCGGCCGCATCGGCTAGGTCCAGAAGGTCGGTGGTAGTTTGGGTCAAGACCTTGGCGTTCACAACATCAGTAACTGTATGGGCTGAGGGGTCAACAACTTGGTTTCCATCTCCGAAATATATAATGGAGTCTGCCGCATGTTCCACTGGCACTGAGTCCAAGAACCCACGGCCTAAATCTATCGTAGCAGCGACTGTGTCTATCGCATCGACCCTTAAAACCTCGTCGTTTAGATAGGCGAACCCGCCGATAACTATCTGCCCTACGCCGCCGTTAAGGCTGTTGTAGGGTATGCCCGCCACAGTCACCTCGTCCAGTACGCCAGTAAGCAGCACTGTTGGTGTGAAACCCCCACCAGCAACTTCGATATAGGGGGTAGCGCCTATGCGGGTGTGCAGCTGGTAGGACAGTGTGGCCTGAGTCGGAAACTCAGCCACTGTGAACACAAAGGCAGTGTCACTAAAAAACGCGTCGATAGCAGCCTGTTCGAATGTCGTTTGAACGGTGTGGTACGGAAGCTCAAAAACTCTTTCCGAAGGTGCGGCCTCTGCGGCACCACCGACCTCTTCAACCCATCCTGAATCTACTGGGTCAACGTAACTGGTATCTGGCAAACTGAATATGTCCTCGATGGCGGTCACACGTACCACACCACTTTCAAAAGTTCCGTAGTCCAGTTCTACCACTCTCAAGGTCATTGAGCCTATGCCATAAGCAGCCCACTCAAACTCGAAAGTCTCGGCGGGGTTCAGGTCCCACGCTTCACGATTGAGTACTAGTTTTACCCGGGCTAGCGGGCTGCCTAATTGTAGTAGGTCCCTCTGAGCGATACGGCCCGCTAATTCTTTGTCATCAATGCCGGGGTACTGAATAGTCTGAGATATCACCGCGCCTTGAAGCTGTACAGAAGCCAAGTCCTGAACGGTCACACTAGTGTCCTCAAACTCACCACGTTTCCTGTATATTACTGTGACCTCGTTTATTATCTCAGCGTATGACGGGCGCTCAAAGCTAATCAATGAAACTATGTTTATTTCATTGAAGGTATAAGATTTTGCCTGAACAACTTCCGAACGTATCAGTACGAGTTTGAATCTCCCTGTCTCTCTGTCGGTATACAGCACCGCGTTGATGTGGTTGAGTATGACGATGATAAACTCTTCCATTGAGGTTTGCTCAGTGTAGAGGATGGACAGCCCGAACCCCTCTTCATGGAGCAAGTTGCCCGCCTCAGTAAAGGTGAGTGGGTCTATGTCATCTGGAAGTATGCCTAGACCCCAATCGGTGTTGGTCAGGCAGTCTCGAATTATGTGGGCACCATTGGCCACACCGTTAACAATCCGCGTAGCAGCGTTGAAGCTGCCACCGGGTATATCTAAAACTTCGACGGACCATGGCTTAGGGTAAGGGTTCATTGAGGATACAAGCCCGCCGCCACCACTGCTCGTATAATTGGAGGGGGCGTTAGGGTTTTCTCTGAACACTAAACAGGTCGTGCCCCGAAAGGCGGGGACGTTCGCGCCGAGTACACCCGCTAAGTAGGGGTTTACCCCCTGAGTATCCTCGCCAAATTCAAAGTCGATAATACCGTTGATGCCGCCTTCCTTCTTGTCGCCACCAAAGAGTTCTTGCTTAGCGATAATGATACTGTTGCTAATATCTTGAACAGGTATGCCTAAGCTTCTTTTAGCCACATAGACTTTCACTATTTTATCAACAGGGCCCTGACAAATGGCCATGTGAAGGCCCATAAAATAGCGGTGTCCAATCGTTACATACTTACTCTTTCCCACGTTTGCACTCCACTACTTGGTTGGCCATAGAATCGTTGTAGGATAGCAATTTATCTGCGTCAATGCCATTCTTGATGAAGTCACTATAGTCAATGCCGTACTTAGCACAGAAAAGCCGTATTCCTCTGCTGCAGAAAAAGACCTCCCTGCAGTCGACAAGTCGGATAATCACTTGCCGCTCTTAACTCTAACGTCGTTATAGGATAAGTCACCGTACCACACTATGTTGGGTGAGGTAACTATCCTTTGGCCGAACACTTTAGTGATGGGCTTACCCTGCTTCACAGTGGGTACTTTCAGGTCTTCAAGCGAAGGTAGTTTAATTGGTGGTGGCTTAGGCTGCAGTACGACGGCTAGTAAGACCACTACGAGTGCATATAAAAAGTATTCCATAGGTCTTCTCCTAAAAAATCGGTGTGCCGTCTTGTGGGTTCTTCTGTGGTATAAACGGGAACCCACCGTAGTGAACGATATTGCTGAATTTTTCATTACACGTTACGTTATCATGCCCGCAACCCGGGAAGACGTCAACTGCTGATGTTGCTATAGCATCTTTAAGTGGTAAGTTCAAGGTGATATTAATACCACTATGCGAGACTATGAAGCGCCTATTGATTATGCCACCACTTGTGAATTCAACCATACCACCTACGAGCCAAGTGGCGTCGAAATCCGGGTTAATGGATACGTTGAAGGACTCGCTTGTCAAGAAAACCCCGTTGGCAGAACTCAAAGTCGCTTGGATTTGAAAGTTACCCTTTTCGACAGTGCATTGGGGGCCGTATAGAACGTGGGGGCAGGCCGTTTGGTACAACCTTCTTAGTCCCGGACGTTTCAGTGAGCTTTGGTTTGATTGGCAGGATATGGTGGCGCTGTCTTCTTTAAAGCTAACGTTAATCACCCTCCCCTTAAAAGTTACCGCCACCCCCTCGTCATCGGCATGCTGCCTAATTATTTCCAACCCGATGACGGTGGTAGGTGACTCGCTGATAAAAGGAAGCACGAAAGCGTTAGTCCTGCTCACTTCAATTTTGATAACAGTTTTGTTTATCTCTTGGGTGGCCGCAATCTTTCCACGCTTTATAGGCACAGCAAGGTAGATATCACCGAGGTAAGTGACGTCAGTGTCACCAGAGGTAAAGAACCACTGGAAAGTGCCTGCAGTGAACTTGTACAGCTCCCTAGGTTCGAAGAATTCTAAGATTTCTATGTCAGCATAAGCCATGCGTCCCCCTAGGGTATTTTACGAATTATCATTGCTCTGGATATCAAGACCATATTGTCCGCATCCTTGATAGCAAAGTCTCGGTAAGAGTGAGTGCCAAATACAGGGTAATCGAAGTCAGTCGTGTTAGGTACAGTCGTGTCGATAACCCATGTGAAGCCATCAATACTAGTTAGAAGGTGCATTGATGGCGTGACTAAACTTTGACCACTGAAATTGCCGTTATTATCACCATTGGTTAACGTATAAAATCTACTAGCGTGGTCGTCCCACTCAATCGGACCCTCTGGTAGGAACCCGACCTGACTCTCAACGTGCTGCGTGATGGGAATGCCTAAAGGTGACTTCGTCCAGTTGACACCGTCAGGGCTAGTTATAAACTTTTCAGTAAAGCCTTCATGGTACTCAGTGCTGGCAACAAATAGGGCTAAACGGGGGGACCATGCTAGGCCCCCGTAGTTAAAGTCGAAGCCAGTTCCCGGGTTAACAGATGTCCAAGTGAGTCCATCAGGACTTGTGAAAAATACTCCGAAATGCCCTACAGTCACAAGAAGTTGTAGAGTTGGCGAATAATCTATGGCACTGGTGGTGTCCCAATACGGTCCAACTAGTATTCCATCGGTCCATGTTATTAGGTCAGGACTAGATAGGATAGCGCAACAATGTCCCCATGCAAGGTACAGCCCTCCCTCTTCCCACCAGAAAATACCCGTTAGTGTGGGGTGTTCACCGTGGTTGGTACTAAAGCCAGTAGTGCCTTCCACATAGGTTACCCCGCCGTCGTCACTGGTTAGGAAGTTAGTAGTTGCATCGCTATCGTGGTCGGTGGGAATTATGATTAGGTCTTTACTTGGGACGTATATAGGCCGCCACCAGAAGTTAGCTGTAGGCGTAGCTTGTAGCGTCCATACAAGGCCATCGGGGCTAGTCATCACATTCCCTATGGCTCCCGGTCCTGAGTCCTGCGCTACTGCAAAGTATTGGTCGCCTGCATAGATTATATACTCCCAGTCCTGCGCGTCTTCCGTAGGTATGACTATCGCCTCCCACCCCTCAAACACTACAGGGGGGTTTGTTACGACAGAGGCATTCAAACACCCAGCGAAGTCATTGAGTGACGCCGCTAACTCGCTATTATCTTCTAGCGGAAAGTAGTTCTGCTGAACGTCGGTACTGGGTGTACATA